GCAGCACCTTTACGGACTGCTCAGGCAGCTTTTTGGTGCTCATCGATCAGGCTCCGATTGCAGTGCGGGTGGTAGCAAGCTGGTCCACGCCGTTCACACGGCGCACCATGTTCACCTTGTCGATCTCCATGATCTCACGGCCATCGACGGTGAGCTTGTAGTACCGCAGGGTGAAGGCAAACGTGGGCATGCTCGACTCCCCGGCCTTCCAGTCGCCGGGCTCCACCTGCTTGACCATTCCGGTCATATTGACCACGACCGCCACCGCATCTTCGCCATCGCGCCGGATGGCGCCCCGAGCGGTGAGCTGCACGTTGGCCTGACCCAGGAGGGCCGTGATGTCGGGGCTGTACTCCTGCAACTGGAAAGTTCCCTCCAGCTTTTCCATCCCCATGTCGTGCTCCACGGGGGCGTCCATGCCGCCGCCGCGGAACTCCTCCATCTTCAGCGTGATGGTGGGGAGAGTGAGGGTCTCGATGAGGCCAGCGAGGCCGCGACCATCGACAAAGAGGGAGAAGTTCTTGAGGATCCGGGGGATCTGGGCCATGGTTCAGTTCTCGTTGGGGTGGGGGAAGATCAGCGTAAGAGCTCAACCACGTAGCTGTTGACCAAGTGCGAGCGGAAGGTGACGCGCTCCGCCGGTGTGGGAGCAGTGAACTCAAAGTCGAACACCACCTGCCCAGCGCTGATCGAGGTGGGTGTGTTGAGTTCCGGGTCGACCCAGACGTCGCCGCCCAGGATTGCGTTACGGGCCTTGAGGCTGCGCATATACTCCCGGACGCTTTCTTGCACCTCCTCCAGGTAGGTGGCGGTGATGCAGCGATCGACGGCCCATAGGTGGCCTCGCCTGATCGACTCGTTCACCATGTCCGCCGTGCGGCGCACGGAGAGGAACGCGTACTTGGGATCGCTCGCCAGAGAACGGTTGCCCCAGAGCCTGAAACCCTGCTCGCGGATGATGACGGCGATTTTCTGCTCGTTGAGCAGGTTCGCCCGGCTGTTGTAGTCGCCCAGCTGAAAATCAATGGCCCGGGCTGTGCCCTCGATGCCAGCGATCTCGTTGTTGCTGGGGGACCACCAGAAGCCGCGCTCGTTGTCCACCTTGTTGATCAGCCCGGCAACGGCAGGCGATGCGGGGAAGGCCGCACCATCACGCAGCACCCACGGATCGACGACGAAGATCCGATCGGAACCAAAGTCGCCCGCCACCTGGATGACCGCCGCGTCGGTAGTGCTGGGCCCATCGGCAATGATCACCGCACCCAGCCGCTGGGCGATCCCGAGCATCTCGGCCAGCACCTCCGATCGCACGGTGCCGCGGGTGACGGTGCCGGCCACCGCCTGCACACCACCTGTGGGGGGGGCACCGATGGTGATGGTGGGGTTTGTGGTGAAGCCCTTGCCCGGGTCATCGATTACGAAGTCGATCACCTTGCCCGAGTTGGCGCCGGTGCCCAGCACCGCACGCACCACCGCGCCGCTGCCGCCGCCACCCGAGACCGTGACAGGTGGGGCCGTGGTGTAGCCCTCCCCCTGCGTCTGAACCGCGATGGCCAGCAGGCCGTTGCTGGTGCGCTGGTGGGTGAAGCCGGGGGCGATCAAGATGCGGGGGCTAAACCCGACCGCGTTCTCGGCCGCGAGGAACGCATGCACACCCTCATAGGCGCCCGTGGTCGGATTGATGCCGCCCACCACGTTGTCGATCGCGGCCGCTTCGTTGTTGCCCTCATCGATCCGAACCACCACGACGACTGCACCGGCCTGGTCGTAGATCAGATCGAGCGCCGGCTGCAGCGTGCCGGTCTCACCGAGGCCGACCATCTCACCACGGCGCGTCACCAAGACGGGTGTGTTGAGGGGGAACGCGTCAGCATCCGCATCAGGCGCGGTGCCGATCAGGCCGATCACGGAGCTGCGAACGGTCTGGATCGGTCGGGCCCCAGTGTCGATCTGGAGCACCTCCACGCCGTGGAGGAAAGTGGTGGGCATGTGGAGAGTCCTCCTGTCGGGTTGAGTCTAGCGGCCCTGTCCGCGCCGTTTCTTCCGGCCACGTCGCCGGGGGCGAGAGTAGAGTCCCTGCCCCTGGCTGGTGGTCTTCGGCGGGCCTGGTTGGTGATCGATGCGGGCGACGCCCGTCGTGCTGCGAACTGCCATGGTCACTCGTAGAACAGGTTGATCTGGCCCGCATCAAACGCTGCGGTGCCATTGGCTGAAACGACCCGCAGGTAGTTCAACGCGCCAGCCAGGGTGACGACACCACCGGAGACGATGCAGCCTGCGGTGCCGGTGCTCACGAACTGGCCGGACGCCAGCCATGTGTTGCCGCTGATGTTCGTGAATACCAGCTGGCCGTAATGGTTGTAGCTGGCGGCGTTGTTGAACAGCGGGATCCCAGCCGTGGAGCTCGTTGGCACAACCCCGCTGGCCCAGCTGAAGACTGCGTTCCCGTTGTAGCCCGAGACGGTGGGTGTGCCGCTGGTGCCGAGCTGCGCCAGGATGTCGCTCGTGCCATTGGTGCTCAACCCGTTGAACAGCAGGGTGATGCGCCGGGCCCAGGAAGGGATGCCGGTGAACTCAACGGCGACACCAGATGTGGTGTTTTTGGCAGTGTCGCGGGTGATCGCTGTTGCACCTGCCGCCAGGTCGGTGGCGCCAATGCTGCCGTCTTGGATGTCGCTTCCTGTGATCGTTGCGTCCGACACCATGGCGCCGGGGATCCTTTGCAGTGGCATGATTAATCGTAAAGAATGTTCACGGTACCTGCGTCAAAGACATCGGTGCCGTTGGCAGTCGTGACGCGAAGCCTGTCAAGGGTGCCGTTCAATACGATGCTGCCAGCCATAAGCATGGTGCCCGGCACACCACCGGCAACGTATCCGAAAATCCCATCACAACACCAAGCATTTTCCAAGATATTCCTGAATGTAATTGACCCGCTGAATGCTTGTGCCGCACCGCCGCCGTACATCTCGAAGCCTGTCAGAGAGCCAAAGGATGCAGCGCCGGATCCAACTGAGCTGGCGGATGAGAGATACCCTGATGCGGTGACACCAGCAGATGTGCCCAGGCGGTAGGTGATGTTGGAGATTCCGCTGATGCTCACTTCTTGGAGCATCACAGTGATGCGCCTGGCCCAGGAAGGGATCGCCGTGAAGTCAATCGCCGTTCCGCTCGTTGTCGCCACTGCTGTGGCAAAGGTCAGCGGCTGAGACAGCTTGCTGGGCGTCACGGCACTATCGCCAAGTTTGGGCGTCGTGACGGCACCATCGCGGAGCTTCACGGTGGTCACGGTGTCATCGCCTGGCGCTCCCTCGGATGACACGCCCAGGGCGAGCACGCGCACCACCGTGCCGGCCGGCACCCCTTCGCTCAGGGTGAGCACCGTGCCCGCCATGTTCAGGCTGTACTCGCTGGTCGGCTGCACCACGCCATCGACGGTCACCAGCGCCGAGGGCTTGTTGATCACCGGGGTGCTGAGCGTGAAATCAGCCTGGCCCGCTGTGGCCACAAACACCATCTCCGCCTGCGTCTGCCCCTGGACATAACGCGCGTCACTCTCGGCCTTGGTGAAGACGCTGGTCGCGTTGGCTTTTTGACCCAGGAGAGTCGTCACCGTCGCGGCAAAGTTGGGATCGCCCCCCAACGCCGCCGCCAGTTCGTTCAGGGTGTTCAGCGCAGTGGGGCTGCCGCCGATCAAATCCGTGATCAGCTGGTTCACCTCCGCCATGGTCGGACGCGCGGTCACGTCCATGTCGATTGCGGCAAGCGCCTCGCGTAGGCGTGGAACGTCGTCCTCCAGGAAGTTGCCTGCGTTCGGCAGCTTGTAGTTGAGGTTCGTAGTCCGATCGTCGATGGGCATGGGATCAGATCACCACGAGGCGAAGTTGCCGCACCTGCGGTCTAGCCGCAGCGGTGCCGTTCAGCGTGAGGCGCACGCGGGTGCTGGTCCCGCCAGATGAGAAGGTCGCGATGGTGTGGACCTGCTCCACCCAACCGTCACCCACTGGAGAGCTGGAGGTCAGTGCAACGGTTTGCCATGTGCCGTCGCTCTTCTGGAACTCAACCGTCACGCTTGATGCGCCAGGCAGGAGCGACTCGAAGGTGCAGCTCACCCGCACGCCCGCAGCGCATGGGATCGCCCGAGAGATGTAGTTGCCGCTCTCGGCCAGGTTGGCCAGCAAGCCCTGGGTGCCAGCGAACAGATAGGGGCTTTCGGTGGTCGTGCCTCGCAGCACAGCGGACAAGCTCAGAGACACGTTGACGTCCTCAGCCAGCTGGATCCGGGCATTGTCGCTTCCACGGATCTCGCTCCCGTCGGGCCGCGCGAAGACGAACTCCACGTCTGTGGAGCTGCTGACCCTCTCGACACCCGCCAGGGCCGCCAGGTCGGTCACATCGCCCACCGCGGCGAGGATGGTCCCGGTCGCTGGTGTCGCAGGGGTGCCGGCCACGGAGAAGGTGTAGGTCGTGGGGGAGGTCGATGTGACGGTTGCCGCGCCGTTGTACTCGGCCTGGGTGGCACCGCTGTGGACGACCTTCTGCCCGGTGGTGAATGGATGCCCCCCGGCCATGGTGGCCGTTGCCGTCGAACCCGATCGAGTGATCGTCACCTGCCCCGCCCGCAGCTGGCCCAGGTTGACGGTGCGGGTGGTGCTGGTGAAGGCCGCGGCATAGAGCCGGAACGCCAGGTCAGCTTCCTGCACCGGCGTCCATGTGGACGCGTTGCTGCTCTTCAGCAGAGTGCCGATGGTGTAGGGCTGGCTGGTGACAAAGGCGTTGGCCGTCGAGTTGAACTTGCCCAGCTCCGCCAGGCCCACCGCATGGGTGGCGTCATCGGTGAGCAGCACCATGGCGTATTCCACGCCAGCCTGCAGGTAGACCGGCCGGGTCAGGCTGATCTTGTTCCAGCCGCCGGTCGTGATTGCACTGCCTTGCAGCACCCCTTCTGCAAGGGTGACAGCATTTGGGATGCCCAGCTCCGTCTCGCGGATCTCGACCACAACCTTGTTGTTGCTGCTGCCCTTGGCCGTGAACCAAACGTCCAGAGCGGTGACGTGCCGCGAATGATCGAGTCGGAAGGTCTGCGCCAGGGGATCCCAAAACCGGGTTTCGATCGTGGTGAGCTGCCGCTGCGTGCGGCTGACAATCGTGCCGTCGCCGATGAACCGCGCGGCGCCGAAGGATCCCTGGCCGCCCAGGAAGGTGACGCGCTTCGTGCCGGTTGGCACGTTGGACGGGATCGTGATCGACCCCGTGATCTGACCGTTGCTGTTTGCGGTGAGGGGCATGACTCGCTATCAGGCAGGGGTGACGTCGATCCCGTCGAACAGGACCTCGGTGAGGGTTTCACCCGGGTCGAATCCATCGATGGTGAACGCGACGGGGATGGGGCGGAGGAACTCCGCCGGCCGCTGTGACTCGCTCAGCAGCTCGGTGCGTGTGGCGCTGGTCTGCACTGCCCCGAAGGTTCGAGCATTGCCGAGGCGGATCGCCACCTGCTGCGTCACTGGTGATGTCCAGGTGGTGTCGATCACCGTGAAGCGATCAACAGATGGCGACAGGGTGACGGCCGCAGGGATGGGATCGAACGCTTGGTATGGGTTGATCGGGCTGCTGCCTGTTCGCTGCACCTGCTGCAGCACGATCTCCTCGGTGTAGGGGAGGAGCCAGTCCTGATTGTTGTTCGTCGGGGCCAGGTAGACGGTTGGCGCGATCGGGAGCTGCAGGGTGCCATCGACGATGGACGCCGTCTGCACAAGGCCTTGATCGCGCAGGTCATCATCCAGAAACGGATCGACAAACACGCCGCGCTTTGAGCTCGGTTCACGGGAGCTGATGTCGCTTTTCAGCCGCTCCTGTGCCACCAGGTCGAACAGGTCAACGATCAGCGAGCGCATGCGCTCAAGCTGGTCGAACGGGATCGCGCGGATCCCATCGTTCAGCACGACAGGCGTCTGCCCCCAGCGTTGCTCGATCGTCGCCAGGCTCAGCAGGTTGCCGGGCACCACGGGGGGCAGCACCGTGAACCGGGATGGCACGCCACGCACCAGGGAGAAGTTGCCCTGCCGATCCAGGCAGAGCCGATCGATCCGGGGCAGCTTCCAACGGTAGTCGGTGAGCACCAGGGTGCCGTTGACTGCGCCGGTCACAGCGAAGGTGCCTGCCTGCAGGTTCACCGCCGAGGGGGTTGCGGCCCCGAGGTAGCGGTAGGTGATGCTGTAGCTGCTGCCAGGGGCGGGCTCAGCGCCGCCGGGGGACCAGTCGACCTTGTCACCGTTGAGGAAGTAGTCGGTGTTGGGGACGTAGGTGGTGCCCCCCTGCGTGATGCTCTGGATGCTCAGCACTGACACATCAGGGAGGGTGTCCTGCCCACCGCTCGTGCCACCACGGGTGATGCTGACGGTCTTCTCCCTGGTGATCACCACCTCCAAGATGCTCTCCAGCGGGAAGCGGTTCAGCTGGATGGTGGCGGTGCCGCCGGTGGTGCCGGTGAAGGTGTCAGGCTCTGCCTCGACAACCTCTAGGTTCGGATCCTCGGTGAACGTCAGGCGGGTCGAGGCCAGCTTGTCGATCTTGTAGCCGACGATGTTGCCGGTGCCGTCCTTGACGCTGAACGTGTTGATGCCACCGGTAAGGCCCAGGGCGGACACGCTGAGGCCAGAGACGATGTAATTCCCGTTCGACTCGCGGTCGTAGCGGGCCAGCGCCTCGCTGAATGCGTCGCCGGTGTTCTCCCCCCCCTGGCCCAGCAGGGCGCCTTCGATCACCACCCACACGGGGTAGAACACACCGGAGCTGCCATCGCCTTCACGGCCCCAGGTGGGGGTGACGCGAAGGCGGCCGGCGCCGGGTTCGTTGAAATTTCGCGTGGCTGTTGCCGGGTCACGCAGCCCCGGATCCAGGAGCTCAGTGATCTCCTCATCGAGGAGGAACACACCGACGCGGGCGAGGCCCGTGGTGGGGATGGTGAAGGAGCGCTGCGGCACCTCGCGCACAGCTCCGCGCATGTAGATCCGGCTGATCGGGCAGGTGATCGTTGACCCGCTGATCGTCGGAGGGGTGCCGGAGATCACAGCACCGTCGCGGAAGACCGCATCAGCAATCCGCTTGAGGCGATCCAGAATCGTGCTCTGGATCTCATTGGCCTCGGCCGACTGAAAGCCCTTGCCTGCCCTGAACAGCAGCTCGTCGTAGCGCAGGGCCGGGTCAAACCGGTTGTAATAATTCGACAAGGTCATCAGAAGGTCACCACGAATTCAAACAGCTCTCTGGTCGTTGACTGTCGCACGATCGGTGCTCGCCGCTCATGAAGCAGCATGTAACCCGGTTGCGCAACTTGCGCCGGGGTCAAATAGAACTGACCCACTGGAACGCCAGCTGCCATCACAGTGTCGAGGAAAATAGCAGTCTCTCGAATGGTGGCACCGATCCCCTCGTCAAACTCAAAGTGAAACTTGAAATATAAATTTCTGGTTGGTGTTGCGCTGACGGCAAACTTTCCTTCAGGCACGCTGATGTCACCACTGGCGTCTGGCGCGCAATAGTCGACCAGCGTCGCCTTGCGCCTCGCGATCTCAGCCACCAACGCCGTGGCGCTGGGAGCAGGCGCGGGAGGATTGCTTCCCCATGCCACATCTCCAGTCCCCCAGGCCAAGTGCGCGGTGCGCGCCTTGACGTAAGTTGCCAGGGCAACGCGCGCACTGATGGTCAGGATCGGCGCCATGCAAACCCCCGTTCGTCGCTCATCTTAGGCGGTCTCTGTTGTGACGGCACTTGAGGCCACCACGTTGGTGGTCAACCATGTCGTCTGTTGTTGCCAGGTGAAAGCGCCCCATGTCTGCCCCTGATACATGACACCCTCGCCGCGAAGGGTTGTCAGCAGCGAGGGATGGTTTACCTGGTGGCTGTCCTCGCTCAGGCGGCTGTGGCTCAGGACGAAGAGATCATCAAGCCCCACCAAGCCTGAGCTGCCTCGGGTGTGTGCGCTGCTCGCGACGGCGCCAAACTGAACCGAGCCAGCGTGGACACTCCCGAAGGAGATCTGCGGCAGCTCAGGATCCAACCTCACGCCGGAGTGATCAGAGAGGAGGTCACCACCGCTGAGAAGGCTGTGGCTCAGGATGAAGCGGCGGCAATCGTAGACCGCATAAACCCTCTGCAGCCTGCTGCGCACTGGGCTGCTGATCCGGGTGACCGCTGCGATCTGCTCGAACAGCGCATCACCTGAGATCGCCGCGGCCAAGCCCAGCTGGTACTCGGCCCAGCGCGCACTGCCGCCCTCGGACTCGTCGATGAAACCATCCACACCGATCCAGCCCAGCGCAATGCGCACCGCCGCTGGGGTGCCCCTCACCCGCTGCCACAGGACACCCTCGGCAAGAGCGCGGCGCTGATTATCCCCCAGGTAGGGGAGGATCTCTCCCAGCCCATATTCGTAGATCAGCCAAGGGACAACGGAGCTGGGGATGGTGGTGCGCTTCGCGGTGCGCAGATTGAACAGGACCCGTTGGTTGGCAAAGACTTCATTTTCGAAGACATCCGCGTCGAAAACCTCCTGGGTCTCGCCAGGTTTGATGCGCTCCAGGCTGGAGATGGCACGCGAGACGTCACGCTCCAGTTGCGTCGCGTTCGGTGGCAGCAGGTCGTAGCGACTCGCTGTCATCGATCGCGCCCTGCCATCGTCAGCGTGATCGCCCCCAGGGCCGGCGCCTGGGTCGAATTGCAGATCACATCTGCCGCGGGGGCTGACAGCACGACACGCTGGACACCGCGGGGGTGCAGCTGGGTGATGAGCCAGGAGCGGGTCACATCCCATCCCAGGCCCGATGCCGCGGCGAAAGCTGTCGTGAGGTTGGCCTGCAGGCCATTGAACACCTCGATCGGCGTTTCGGGGTAGAGGAAGATCTGAGCCGTCACTGGCACCGTGTTGATCGTGGCACTGGCCACCGTGACGGTGTCCGTGATCACCCGGACGCTGTCACCCTGCAGCACATCGTCAACGGTTTCCAGGAGCTGGCTGCTGGCGGTTCCGTTCCCCTGGGTCGAGAGGATGTTGACCAACACCTCACCCGGGGCGGGGGAGCTCACTGCGGCATCGCGCACCTGCTCGCTGGCGCTCAGGGCCTGGTAGCGATACCAGGCGGCGCCACCGGCCGTGGAGCTCCCCATGATTCTTTCGATCGTTCTGGCACGCATGGCCTCATCGGCCTCCGCTGGCAGGCGAGTGACGCCATAGAACGCGGCCAGGTTGGCAAGGTCCGCGCCGCTGGCATAGCGCAAGAGCGTGGCCCGCAATGCGTCGTTGACCCGCTGCCGCAAGATCAGCTCCCGCGCCGCGGCAACCTCCAGAATCTTGATGCCAGGGTCAGATTCAAGAATCTCCGTGTAGGACGGGTCACGGGCTTGCAAGTCCGCGATCATCGCCTGCAGGATCTGCTCGAAGTCCAGGGTCTCAATGATCTCAGGCTCTGGCAGTGAATTGAAGTCGAGCGTCGCCATCAGATCACCAGCCCTTCAATTTCGACGCGACGGCCGTTCAGCAAATAGTAACCAACCAGGCTGAGTTCGACCTGGCCATCAGCGCTAACCCGTTCGATGTTCACTTTCTCCAGCTTCAGGCGTGGCTCCCAGCGATTGAGCGCCTCGGCTGTGGCGGCAACCAGCTCCGTGACCAGGCTGGCGTTGACAGGGCGATCGACCAGCAGGGGGATGGTGCTGCCGTAGTCGCGCCGATGCACCCTGCTCCCCAGTGGTGTGGTGAGGATGTCGTGGATGGACTGGCGCAGGTGGTCGAACCCGTCCAAGGCCTTGCCGGTGGTGGCGCTCATTCCTGCCATCAGTTCAGCTCCACATCAGGACTGCCGCCCTGGAGGGTGGCACCACATGCAGTTTGATCCCCCACGCGAGCGACAGCCTGACCGTTTGCTGTGACGTTGGGGCTGCCGTTGGTGATGGCGTTGGGCCCATGATCCGGGCAGTTGTAGGTGTCGCCCACCCGCGCGACGGCGAGGCCGTTGACGGTGGTGTCGGGGCTGCCGGAGGTGACGGTGCCGCCATGGCTGCCTGGATCACCGATGCGAATCACTGCTGGCATCATGCTCCGGGGTTCAGTTTGATCTCGGGCGCAGACAGGCTGATCTGCTCCTCAGCCTGAACGATCAGGCGCTTCACCGTGATAGTGGCCTCAGGCAGGTCATCGCCGGAGGCTTCAGCATCGACGGAGATCTCGGCGGTGCGAAGGCGGATGCGCTTGGCGCGGAAGACCACCTCGGATGTACTGGCACTGGCATCGACGGTGAAGGTGTGGTTTTGGCGGTCGTACTCGATGACGGTGCCGTCGTCGTAGGTGCGGCGGTGAACGCCCGCTCGATCGCCGTTGGCGTTGCCGTTGGAGAAGAGGCCAGGGATGGCGACGCCTGCGCCGAGCTCGCCGGAGGGGGCCAGCACCATCACCACCTCGCCCACCTCCGGCGGATCCCAGACTCGATCCTTGCCGGCGCGGGGCGTGAACCAGGGCAGCCAGTCGGTGAGGATCGCGCCGTCCTGCATGGACACGCGGATGGCGGGGAAGCCAGCCGTCTGGCCGCTGTAGTCCGCCTCCGCCACGGTGCCGTAGCGGGCGATGTTGCTCAGCCGGCGGGCGTGATCGGTTGCCTCCTTGCCGCCGACACCGCTGGTGGTCTGGTCATCCCTATGGAGCTGAAGCATGGGCCTGCCACATGGCGCGAGTGATGAGGGAGGGCTCAGCAGCGGGGCTGTCGTCTGGCAGCATCAGCAGCTGGGAGGCGAACAGGAAGATCCCCTGACGGAGGGGATGAGAGGGCGGGGAAGGCAGAGGAGAGCCGAGAAAAGCTTCGGCCGCGGCAGTTGCGCGACTGAGGGCGGATGCCGCCCGGTCTGGATCCAGGCTGATGCCGATGAAGGCCTCCAATGCCTGAGGGGAGATTTTGAGTGGAGGGGCTTTGCGCCCACGACGCGGTGCGGCGCTCATGTCTTGGTGATCGTGTGAGTCACAGCGGTAAGAGATGGATCATCAGGATCCAGGGAGGTATCTGTCTCGATCCAAGAGATGACGTCGACAATGGTAGAAGGCACTGTTGCGTTTATGGTGTCCTCCAGTAAGGGGATGCCAGGCTCAGACTGCTGAATTGCTTGCGTTACACCTGTGAATGTATTGGTTACCGAAGAGATGGAGTATGAGAATGCTGCGAATCCTTTGAAGTTTAGCCCCTTGAATTGGATTTGCTGAGTTGTTGAGGAGTCTACGAAATCAACGTAGGCGGTTTCATTGTCAAGCTCAACAATATCATTTGAGAATGTGATCAAGCTGTTGCCAAGCGTGCAGGAGTAGCCAGCCGTGCCGGCGCCAACAATCGTTCCGAGAGTGAGTCCATTGGTGCATGTGGGGTATTGGCTGCCACCGCCGCCGGTGCCGCCCCCCGTGCCCCCGCCTGTCTCGCCCCCGGTCGAGACGGTGGGCCATGTCCCAGCACGGCGCCACAAGCAGTGCTCATTCGGCAACCACACACCAGTCTCGCCTGGTGTCCTGACGCTGCCGATCAAGCCACCGTTGAATCCAATCATCAGCTGATTTCCTCGTAACTGATGACCACATCAACAGCAGTATTTGCAGTGGCTTGAATCATAAGCTTGCAGCCTTCCGGAATATAAATATAAGCAGGCCCACCAATTAGCACCTGGGTAGCATTCACTGGCACGACAACACCTGGCGCCATCGTTCTTTGCGTGCTGCCATTATCAAACACCAGAGTGATACCAACCGCGCTGGCCGTGGTGTTGGCACAAAAGACTGAATTGACCTTGAGAACTTTGCCGCTATCAGCAACATTGACAAGGAGGTTGGCGAGCGTTGTCGTCGCTTGGGCGATCGCTGTCCGCGCATAGATTGCGGATGGATTTTTGATGTTCGGAGCTGCCATCAGAAAATCATCCCCGCAATCACTGGATTGACGCCAGTATCCTCCAGGTCATTATAGGACCCGCTGGTGGCGACATTCGCAAGGCCAGTGATGGTCGCAGCGTTTTGGGTGCCGGTGTGGTTTTCCCTGTTGAGGAGGTGGGTATCTGAGCTGTTCGCCGTGGCACCATTGGCGATGCCAGCGAGCTTCGACGCGGGGCCAGACTGGTTCCACCATGCGGCGATGGTCTGCCAGAGCAGTGAGGTGGACCACAGCCTGAGGCTGGTTGAAGCACCATTGCTCACGGCCTCTTGCGATGGCGCCTGCAGGCGGGCGTCGTCTGCGGCAAGCTTGCCTTCGATCGCGGCTTCCAGCGCATCGAGGTTGTCGTCATGGTCCTGGGCGGTGAGCTTCGTGCCCCTGACCAGGCGGCGGACAAGATTCAGGGCCATCAGTTGATCCGCTCCTCCTGAAAGAATAGTTCGGCCGGGGCGATCGGGCAGACCTCACCGGTGTTGCCACCAGGACAGCCGGGGGTGACCTGGCCTCCAGGGTAGGCGCCGCTGCGCTCCAGGGGGCCATCAGGATCGACGTAGGGATCACTGCAGGCGCGGTAGGGGCGCCTGTAGATCACCTCGTAGCGGAGGGTGGTCAGGCCCGTGGTCAGTTCGCCTTCAAACTCTGGATCGACGCTTTGGGTGTCGAGGTAGAGGGCATCGCTTGACTCGAAGCCTGGAATTTCCCAGCTCTGAAGCGCGACTTCCACCTGCTCAGCCATGGTGTCCAGCTCTTCATCAATGTCGCCATCGCTTTGCGCGACACACATGATGGAGACGATGCAGCGGCGCCGCTCGAAGCCATTCCACCCAGATGCACTGCGCTCGCGGATCTCATCGGGCGCACGGGTGTGGACAATGATTGCCGGGAGCTGTGGCGGCTGATCGTCATCATCAGACAGTGGCATGAGGCGTCCGCTGTGGACGCGATTGCCCACGGAGGGAATGGCGCTGCGGAGACGAGCGACGAAGGCGGAGCGGATTTGGGTGCGGCGGTGGGTCATGAGGTCGGGAACAGCGCGGTGGGCATTGTGATGGTCCGGGCGACGTCTTTTGTTATGCGCAAGGAAGCGATGTAAGCGTTGATGTTTGCGTCTAAACTCGATTGCGCTTCAGCGGAGCCAATGCCCCACGCATAGCCACCAATCCATGAATCGGTGCGCGTTTGTGTCGTGCCAAGCTGAGAAACGCTGCCGCCAATCGGACCGAGAAACGCCCGGAACTGATTACTGCTTCTTGTAACGGCTGCGTAATACCATGTGTTGATCGACATGCCATGAGGACTAGCAATGGGGCCGCCGCCGTCACCAATGATGTCAAAGCGCAAGTTTGTGCTTCCAACGTACAGCTGGGTTCCGGTGGTATTAGCCGCAGGCCCAGTGCCAAAAATGAACTTTGCGTTTGGATAGCCTTCTCCGGTTGGCATTGCCTTTAGCCTGAAGATTGCTTCAAGGCTGAAATCACCAGTCCCCATGTCAAGGCTGGTGCTTGCCGGTGTCCAGAGGTTATTGGTGTTATTGCCAGGGAAGTTGATGCTGGCGCCGGTGCCAAATGGCGTGAACGAAGTTGTTGGCGCAATCAAGGTGCCGAAACGGTTAATCGTTCTGTTGAAGGAGCTTTTATCAACAACAGAGGTATCTGCCGCTGCTGGCTGCAACAGCATCACCACATTCGCCCAGTTGGGATCTGTGGCTGCCGATGCCACCCTCCGCCTCGGAATAATCAGCATCCGATTGCCTCCTGCATACGGCCCACGACGCCACTCATGCCGACAGCTCATTGACCCACCCGGCTGACAGGTCGAAGGGCTGGCCAGCCTCGATCTGCTGACGCAGCTCAGCGGCACGCTCCATGTTGGCGAAGCCTGCGGCCACCAGCGCCTGATGGCGCGTCAGCAGCTCCTGCATGAACGGGGTCGCCGTCCCCTCGGAATCCCTCCGGATCGCCTCTTGCAAGAGGACACCAAGCATCGGATCCTCGTTCGAGGGGTAGAGCCTGGCGTTGGCCTGCAGCCTGGCGGCCTCCACCTGGTTCAGCAACTCCTCCACTGGCCGGCGCAGCACCTCCAGCGTCTCCTCC